GCATCTATAGCTTTTTGTGAGTTGTAAGCCTTCTCAACAGTACCACGACCCAACAAGCGATTAGGAACTGTATCGTCCTGATAAGCAAGGATTGGGCGATCCTTCATCATGTACGGGTTCTTTTCTGCCTTCAGAAGAACACCATCATTGGCGATCACTACGATAGCCTCAACCAGATCGGAATACTCATCCTGAATACTGTCTTCAGGGAATAAGTCTTCTACTTCGCCATCTTCTTCGTTTTCTAGTTGTTCAAGATACTCACGAGGAACTAAACCATAGTAAGTCAAAAGTTTAACTTTATCGTTTTCGTACTGAGAGACTTCTTGTGTAGGCTCTAAGTCTGTATCCATCGAATCAGTGCCAACCTTTACCTTGCGGTAGATGCCTTCTTCTTGACCTTTTACGATCTTGTGGATAGAGACATACTTCTCGATAGCCACACCCATACAGTCATCAATAGATGTTCCATTGGGGTCAAACAAGAAGTTACGGGGGTTAACAGGAACAATCTTGACTGCAATGCGGTCTTGTTCTACCACTCCGATAGCCGCTTGTCCCATTTGACCAGGTATTGCTTGAGTAGCGGGGACAAAGACTTTTTCTGTTTTGACAACAATCTCACCGATGCCCGTACCATAGATTTCTGCCAACAGTTCAATCTGGTCAATAGACTTGCGAATCTTGTCTACTTTGAAGTCTTCCATCAGTTGTGCTTTGATGGCAGCAACATCTAGGGGGCTTCCATTGACATCACGAATATCGTCTTGAATGTCAAAGAACTCACCCTGACCAAAGATTGCTTCCATGATTTCGGCATGGCGTGTCTCTACGGCTTGTTGGGTAGCGGGGGTAACGATACGGCTACGCTCGGACTCACGGGTTTTGTCTTGGGCATCCCATTCACCATTGAAGATGCGCTCATACTCTAGCCAATCAGTTAGGCAATTGACATCTCTCCAATCCCTCCATCTATCACAATGGTTGACAACAAAGTTAACTATCTCTTTGTCTGAGTCGCTAGGTTCTTGGAATTCCATTCTTATACCCCACTAATAATATCTACTGGTTGCCAATCCTCACTGTCATCTTCTTCCATGTAAGATGTAACAGCCAGTTGGTCAATGTAACTGAGGGAGTCAGGCAAGTCATCATGGACTCCTTGAGCAGGGAACAGGATTAACTGGTCTACAAACTCATCCCAATCTTCTTCCGAATTTAACACAATTCTGCCATGCTCGAACCTACCTTGTAAAGCCCAGATGATTCTGTCCGCTTTTTTTCTATTCCCGTGGGTCAAATCCACAATGTGGGCATAGGTGTTATTCTTTCGCATCAAGTCTGACAAGTAGGGCAAAACAGCGTTCTTTAGCGCCCCCCTCTCTATCCCCACACTTAAAGGGCGGTAGTCCCGAATAGCAATCAGTATCTTGGAGGCGGTTTCTCGGATGTCCCAACGTCCATGTTCAATCTTCTCAACAAACCACTTCCCATCGTCTGTCACCTTAACGATTGAGATAGCAGACTCGTCCAGACGCTTCTTTGCATTGGCTGCTTGTTTGGCAACTTCCTCAAACCCTGCAAGGTCAACAGCGATGTAGTAGCTTCCGTGTTCAGGACTAACCCCATATTTGATCCACTCTTCTTTGAATATGTCAGAACCCGCATTGGTAAAAGAAGCCATGTATTCTTGCTTGAAAGCAAAGCTACTAAGGGTTTTCTTGGCAGATTCAATCTCTTTTTGGTCAATCAAAGGGTTATCAGCAGTGGTGAAGTGCCAGGACTTCCAATCAGGATCATCCTCTGATTCACCCAACTTAAAGGTATCGTAGAACCAATTTCTGCCCTTCGGAGTGCCAATAAAGAGTGCTCTCCCCCGTTTATCAGACAAACTTGCTCGAATGACCTGTTCCCATGCCTCGGGTTTAATGTCAGCAACCTCATCGAGAACGGCATAGGTCAATGAGACTCCACGAAGGGTATCAGGTCTATCCGCACCCCGAACGTATATCCTAGCCCCGTTTATCAGGGTAATGTCTAGGTTGTTCACATGGGAAGACTGAATAACCTCTCTGCCAAGGTCTAGCAATAAGTCCCAAATAATCTGTCTTGACTGTCCCATAGTGGGACTCACATAAAGAACCGCAGAGCCTTGTGGACACTTGAGTCCCTCTATCAGTAGGGTAACTGCCGCCATACGACTCTTACCGCACCTACGCCCAGCAGCCACAACCTTGAACCTTGTTTGGTCTTTGAAGACTTCTTGTTGCCAAGGAAGTAGAGAGAAGTTTAGATCAGCCATACTTAGCCTCTACGTCTTCAGGCTCAGTGTCAATAATCGTAGGCTCTTGTCCCAAACCAGTGATATTGATGGTTACGGCACTTCTCTGACTCTTGTCCTTTTCAAACAAAGAAACAGGAAGAGTCCTATCAAGACACATCTTTAGAGCAACGAGTTGATGGGGATGCTCATCATTAAGGGCTATCTCAATAACCTTCTGAGCCACATCTTTACCCCCACTCCTAATCATCAGCTCTTTAAGCTCCTTGAGACGTTGATGGTCTGTCTTAGGTAGTACAAGGGGTGGATTGTCAGCAAACCTCTGTATGGTCATCTTAACGCTTCCCTTTGGTCTTCCTCTTCCTCTTTTTTCCATTTTGTCCTCCTTGGAATGGATTAGTTCATTTTAGCTTTTTCTGAGGGTGGGATGCTCCACAAATATCTACCAACCCAACCTACCCCCTCCCCCCCATACATCACCTAGGGTTTCTACCTAAGGGGTTTTACCTAAGTACTTACCCTTATAGGGTTTACCCTTACCTTGTCTAAATGCGAATGATTCTTATTTACGTTTCATGCAGTGAGAGTAGGCGAAGCACCATTTTTGATGTACTTGATCTAATTGAGAACTATTCGCGTTTACTCTCTCTTACTGATTCCCTTATGTCTTCCCTTACTGGTTCACTTGGATTGGGGCTGTATGTTTACCCGCAGAATCAATCGTAACCAATGCGATCTGATCTAAAGGGTTATCTACCCTATACCCTATCGAATGAAGATGCTGGTAGATGGCTAAGATGTTCTCGAAGCCTTTCGTTATGTTCCCCTTTCCCGCAGCCAATAAGATGTTACGCTTTGGGCTGTCTAATTTCCTGCGGAATTGGATTGTGTCAATCTGCGGATATCTTCCAGGCATTGTTTATTCCAAAAAATTGATTTATTTAATTATTGCACACAATAGTTCTAGGGGTAAATACTTATAGGGTTTTGGAGGGGTGTTATAAATCAACAACTTACGAGAGTTGGCACGATTCTTCCCTGCTATATATATGAGGGGGTAAGATTTTGCCCTCTTCTATCAACTTTAAAAGGTGTCAATATGGATAAAACAACTTACCAGCAAACCCGCAGATCAATCCGCGATAACGGGCTTCGCTACACCACATACCAGGCACAATGCGCAGGCAATATATCTGCGCTCTCAATTTGTGACTTCATAGCAAACACAATGCGACAGATTGACTGGCTGGCAATGAGACAATCATTTGCTCGTAATGAGCGGGCTTCTATAGCCTTTAAATTGACTACAAAAACAGATGGAAAGGTTTGATCATGGAAAACGGATTTTTAGATTATCTGGTGGCAATTGCAATTGGCCTGATGCTTTGCATTGGGGCTTTGCATTACTTCGATGTTTTGGTTAAATAATTTTCTTTTTATAGGTGTCAACAATGAAAATCACACAACAAGCTAAAGACTTAGCCTCCAAAACTTCGGACGCTTACTCCTCAGATCGCTTCGCTAGTTGGGAGGGTGTCATTCAGACTCTTCTCAACCTTGGCTACTCTGAGATTGAAACAGAGGCGATTGTTCGCTCCAAATGGACTCGTTGGGCTTGTGACCACGATACAAGTAGAAATCGTTATGGTCGCCATACATCTAGCGCAATGATTCGCTTTATGAAGGATACGCCTCAATCTGAGGTCACTGCATTGGTCAATGAAACTTTTGGAGTCTCAGTATGAAAACAAATTACACAATGACAAAAAAAGCCTTTGAGCATCTCTTGTTTGACCTTGTGACTCCATTCAGGCTAGAGGTTTGCCCATACAAAGAGGAAACTGACCGATCTGCAGAATATCCCACATTCACCACAGTAAACCTTTACTACATGAATGGTAGACACATCGCCTCTTGGCACAAAGGCAAAGCATGGATTTTCAATGACGTTTTAGAAGCTACAAAGGAATTAGCATGAAAGATATTACATATAACGGATGGTCAAATTACGCCACATGGCGCATCAATCTAGAGGTTTTTGATGGTATTGATGTTGGTGAGTTTGATGGTGTTGATGATGCAGAACCTGATATTTACAACATTTCACTTCAACTAAAAGACTACGCAGAAGAGTGCATCTTTTCAGGTCATAACGCAAACGCTCCTCATTATTGCAACCTCATTGAGGACTACGCTCGGGCTTTTCTGTCAGATGTCAATTGGTACGAAATAGCAAAGCACATGGTTAATGATTACATTTTGGAGAATCAAGAATGAAAAAGACAATATATTTAAGGGATTATCTTGCTGATTTATATCTCGATTGGGTTAATAACTTTTTGAGTATTGAGAGATTTGCAGAATATTATGGTTTAGATGATGATGATGCTAAAGCCTTGCTTGAAATAGCAAAGAAAAGCCATGAACAACGAGTTGAGTATTCAAAGTTTTTAGAAGAGGAACTTGAATGATTTACGCTTGTCTTGCGTTGATCTTGCGAATACTTACTAAACGATAACCAAAAGCCCTCTTCGGAGGGTTTTTTATTGCCTTGTGTAGGTTGGCATGGACAAGCACTTAAAACCGCCTAGAAGGGGCTTTTATGGCCTTTGGTGGGCATTTCTTCGCACAATCCTCGGATGGTTTCGTTCAATGCGTCTATTTCGTCCATTTTATTGATTGCCCAAGCCCTTCGTTGACCATGCCATCCCATCACTGGATTGCGGTGGCAATCGACACAAAGGGCAATGCAAGTGTACTGTAAACCTTGTTTATAGTGATGTGCCTCACTTGGGGCTGATGCCTGGCAAACTGAGCACGGGAGGTTTTTCACCCTTGCTAGGTGTAGTCTCTCTTTTGCGCTTAGTTTGTTGTTCATTGTGTAGCTTTTTGCTCTATACGTGCACTGTATTGGGCGGTTCTCCAGCACTCAACCTTTGCTTGGGCGGCTGTCATTAGCCAACGATAGCGTTCTTCTATTTCAACGGCTGCCCTGATTCCCTCAAGTATTTCTACATACTCAGGGTGAGCATAAGCAAATGTGTCCTGCTTTCCAAGCACTTCAGTCTTTGCAAGGCTTTTCAGTTGTGCGTGTTTTGATCGCCTGAATTCTTCTAAAAACATACGATCAGATTTAGCCTTTGCGTAAAGTGGGGCCGTTTTTATGATGAACTCTATTGCAAGTGTAGGCTCGTTCACGTTATCTCCCGTTCATAGTGTCGGTAGGTTGGGGCTACTTCATCTCTCCCGCATCGCCTACCATGCTCGTTAGCCTCTTGCAAAGCCTGAAAAGCCCATTTGCAGTTGGTACACACGTAATAGGGCGGGTTGCCTGGTGCATCTCTTTTTTGTTCAATCATAGGTAATTGCCCTTTGTCGAATAATTTTGGCGCAATCTTGAATAGTTGTTCTCTCTACTTGGGCAAATTCAGGTTGATCGGGCCACTCTAGGGTCATGCTTTCGACCAGCTTTGCGTCTTCCTCTCTCTGTTGTTTAGCAACAAGTCTTGCAAAGGCTTGTAATTGCTCGGTGTAAAACGAGTAAATGTATTCACCACTTGGGTGAACACCAAAGGCGGCAGTTTGCTTTGCCATCTTTTCGAGTTCATCTAGCTTCATGCTTGTCCCCTTGCTCGGATGGCTTTAACAATGTCTTGCCAATTCAAATATTTTGGGATTCTGCGTAGCGTAGGCTCAGTCCCACACGACACAACCACTTCATACTCTCCATCAGGAATTTCAGCAATCTTTGCACACGCCTCACGCTCATGCTCTGCTACCAGTTTGGCAAAGCGCACAAGCCCATCTTCATCAAACTTCAGACCGCTTACAGTGTGTTCTATTGCCAGTTTAACAATGTCGTCTTTGGTCATACATCCTCGGTTTTATAGTTGAGTTTGTGGTGCTGAAACCTCATTGCCGCCTCACACTCCATCTCTTTAAATTGCTCGTCAGAGAAAAGCCCAATGACATTGCGACCCTCAAACCAAACCTCTCTGATTCCCTCTAATATCCCGACATAATCAGCGTGTGCATAGGCGTAAACCTCTTGTTTACCTAAAACCTCTGTTCCAGCTTGACTCATGAGTTGGGCTTTTCTACTTTTCCTGAATTCCTCAAGATACATTCGGTCGGCTTTGGCTTTGGCATACAAAGGGGCGGTATCGATTAGGTATTGAATGGCTTTGGTTGGTTCGTTCATATTTTTAACTTATCAATGTACGAATAATATCTTTCAATTTATTTATCTCTAAGTCTTTGTCCTCA